CTCAGCATGGTTCGTGCTGATTCTAAGTTTTCGGGTTCGGTTTCCCATCCCACGGTTATCTGCCCCACAAACCGCCCCGGCTCTGGTGGAACACTGATTCTGCAAGTATAGGTAACACCCTTGTTGATGTACCAAATACCCATCTCAGACTGCGCTGTGCGGTACTCACCGCAAGGGGTTTCGTTTGCCATCAGCTTCACAACGTCGGAGTTATTGGCTGCATTGTTTGTAAACAGTCCAACATCTAGCCCGTCATTGGTTTTGTCTCTTCCATCCTTGGCGTAGGCTCGGTACAGTATGCGAGTCCCAAACATCGGGTTGACTTTAAACACCGCAACGATAGTGGCGTTGGTGGTCTTAAACAGGTGGGCAGAAGCATCCTCAACACGGTCCTCGGCAATGCTGGGTATCTTCTTGGACTCTTTGTAAGCACCAATAAGCAGGTCTTGGTTTGTGTACACAAAGTAGCCAGCGAAAGCAACCACGCCCATGATAAGGATGGCGGCGAGTTTAAACGGCGAATCCACATACCCCAGAACTTTGTCAAGGGTCGAATTGGCATTTAAAGTTTCTTCGCTCACAGCTTGCCTTTCATTGAAATCACACCCCACGCTACCAAGAAAAATATGGCGGCGGCTACCAGTACGCAAAGCCCCATCGTGATGGCTTCGTCAATCTCTGCCTTCCTGTTCTTAGCCGCTTTAGCATCCAGTATCTCCTGCACTTTCCTGCGCTGCACAATCGAATTGCGCTCTAAAACAATCTGTGTCCACAAAGCGCTGTGGCCCTGATTGATAAAGTGCCACTTCAATTCTTCCTCAGCTTTATTTAGTTCATGCAGTTGCATGACCGTGGACATTGCTTGGCTGGTATCAGAGGAGTATTTCTTCTTTGGGTCTTTAACCGCTTCCTTGGCTACCTTGTCTTTTGCATCAAAAAACTTCATCACATCGCCAGTGATGGACTGCACATCCTTGCCCATCTGTATGGCGGCTTTTATTCCTTTTATAGCACCCTGTGCCGTTGCAAAATATGCGGCTACCGATATAGGGTCAATCATGGCGCTCTTTCTTGACTACCTCCAGAACCCAGCGGCACACCCTCCCGTCTTTGTCTAGGAATTCATTTGCCCCGTACTTCTCGCTCGGCAATACGACGCGGCACACCAACACGATTTTTGTTTCGGTATTGGGCCACGGTATCTGAGCAGAAGCGAGTGCATCAAGCATTACACCGTTGGTTCTGCGGGAGTTTCTACTGGAGTCTCAACCACTACTTCAGGCTCTACAACAGGCTCAGTGGCTGCTACAGGCTCTACAACGGGTTCCGCAGGGGTTTCTACCACCGCCTCTACAACAGCTTCAACGACTGGCTCTACGGGGGTCTCAACTACGGTTTCCACTACGGGTTCAACGACTGGCTCGACTACAGGCTCAGGGATTGGCTCAGGGATTGGGCGCAGGTCGCCTTGCACCCATGCTGTTGTCTCTTGGTTCCATGTGTAGAAGTATTCGTCCACAGGCATAGCAATTGGGGGAACCCACAGCCATGAGGAATTCATTACCCAGTTGTCAAAGGGTTGCGGTGCGTAGAACACGTCATTGGTAGCGTCATAGGTAAACCCTACACCAGCGTAGTTTCCCCGCAGTGGAGTGCCGCCTTGGGTGTGTACGCCGCCAATGGTGTTGTACGAGGTTTGGATGAATCCGTGACCAAGCGCACCTGTGTCGATGAATTCTTGTTCGGCTACAACCACTTGGGTTACTAGACCGTTTTCTACTTTTGCAAAATGACTCATGTGTTTTCCTTATCGAGCGTTAGCGTATTTAAAAGGGTTTTCGGCAAAGGCCATGTAAATAAATGTTGCCCCATTTGTGTTTGAATCAGCGGCACTTGTACGCAACTTGAAGCCGTTGGAAAGAATGTCGATGCTGTAAGTCGTAGTCGGAGAATTAACTTCAGCACCTGATAAGTTTGGTCGTAAAGCATCAAGGGATACGTTGTAAGCACTTCTTGATGTGTCAATTACAAACCAGTTTGACGCAAAGGAAGAACCTTTAATCATAATAAACCGAGGCCTCATACCCGTATAGATAAAACTTCCGTCCGAGGAGCCATTCCCCACATAACTGCCAAAGGCTGAATACCCTGCTACTGGGGCGAAGCAGTAGGCTACATAGGTTGAGCCATTGTTGTTTGTATAACCAGCAGCACCACTACCACCAACAGTAAATACGGTAGAAGTTGGGGCTGTGTTGTTCCACCAAACGGCTGATGTACTTGTTCCGCTTGTTGTATTTAAAGACAAAGCACCTGTTGCACCAATACTTGAATGGTAAACGTGCCAGTTATCATCACTTGTACCTGCTGACCTTGGCTTTTGAATAATCAAACTTGGGGCAACACCAAGACCGTGACCAACTGTTGCGCCTACTGCCCCTGTCCCTGTATAAGTCACCACGCTAAACCCTGCCGTAGTGTTAGCCGACACTGACGAAGTGATTGAGCCAGCAGTGTTAGAGACAGCAGTGCCTCCTGCTTTCCATTGCCAGCCGACATAAGTAGTGCCGTTTTGATTTGAACTGCCAGTACCAGCGGTATAACCGTTTGTGTTAAACGACAGCAATCCTTGCGCTTCTGTACCTTCTGCATCGGTAAGGTCAGAATACAAAACTTTAGTAACGCCTCTAACAGAGTCTGTTAGTCTGTGGCTTGAAGCAGCATTGCGTGTTTTTGTCCAAACCCAATCAGGCTGAAACGACACGCCATTGACTGCATTGCTAATTGATGCAGCCGCACCCGTACCCGTGTACAGCGTAGCCGCCATTGCCACTCGACCATCAGGAATTGCGTATGTTGTTGCCATATTCTTTATAGGTTAAAAGTGTTGAGGGCTAGGTAGCCTGTGGGGGGTGTGTAAACGAAAGGTTGCTGGCCAAAATTCCAGTTTATGGTGTTGTTGCCACTTCCACTTACATTACCCGCAGTTGGGAAATAACTTACTCCTGTTGTTAGCGTAAACGCAGTGCCTTGGCTTGTGTTATTGAGATAAAACACAAGAGTTCCAGCATCAGCGTCATAAGCAACACCAATGGTATAAGTCTGCCCACTTGTGTACCAAGCAGTTCCGTATGCTGTTCCTGTTCCGTTGTTGTACTTGTTCCCATTGGCGTTGTAATAGCCGTACACATTAGAACCAGCGGTTGCAGGGTCATTTCCTGATGGTGTTGCAGTTACGCCAACAATCATTCCTGAACCTGAATAAGTAGAAGTTAATTCGTAATAAATTTTTCCACTTGTTGGCAAAGGCATTGAGGAAAAACAGTTTTTGGAACTAATCGCAGTAATTAACGCAGTTAAATTACCATTGGTTATTGAACCATTGCTGTATGAAGCGGGCCACAAAGGACTAATCACCGCATAGTTAGCCGCAGTCGCACTGGTCAGCGTAGGTACATCGGTCATGCTGTCGTAGGTTGCTCCCGCAGTGACGCTGATGTTAGTTGCTGTCCAGTTGTTACCCTGTGGGCTGAAGTCAGCGGATAAAGTTGTTGGGTTCACAAAAACAATACTGCTGGTTGTAGTAGCAACCGTTCCGTTGTTGGTAATCGCAAATGCGTTTGTTGAGTTGTCAACAATTGTTGCGCTCTGCAAAGTTAAAAACTGCGTATTGGCTATAACAGTCAACGGGCTTGTAGGCGGTATAAAACTTGAAGTGTAAACCGCTGTGCCTTTTACCATGCGAGTGTTACTTATTGACCCCAAGAAATAGTTTGATGCAGAACCAAAACCAGTTCTACCAATGACAGCATATTGGTCTGTAAAGTTTGTTGAAGAAGCAACACTGCCAAGTGAAATTCCGTTGCTATAAATCGTAATTGTTCCTGAACGCCGAACCACAGCATAGTGTGTCCATGCGTTTAATGGAACAGTGTTTGTTGGCTGCAAAATATCACCATTAACATCAACTACGTATTTTCCGCTAGAGTTGATGTAAAACAATAGCCCTGTACTTGAGGCATAGGTGTTAATTGTTGAGTAAAGAGCCTCTCCCCCGTTATACCCTGTAGTAAAAAACCAACCTTCAATAGTAAAATCACCAGAACCAAGTGCAAGGTTTGCGTTTGTTCCCGCTGTCAGATACTGTGAAGTTCCGTTAAAACTACCGCCATAAGTAGAACTACCAGAATTAAACGGCAGTCTAAAGCCGTTTGTGCCGTATGAGCCGCCGTAGGTGATGGGTTGCCATACACCGTAGCTGTTGAATGTTCCAAACGCTGTTGGGGCTAGGGCTTGTCCGTCAATGAAGTTGACTTCTGCCATGTAGCCGTCAAAATAATTTGCAGAACCTGATTGCCCGATAGCATGAACACCTGTGCTGTTAATGCTTGTGTCTACATTTAAAGCAAAGTAACCGTAAAATGCACTAACGGAATTTTGTACTCCGTTGACGTATAGCTTTAATCGGTTTGTATCTGTTGCTTGTGTGGTATCCATAGCAAGAACAATATGATACCAAGCAGCGGGGTCACGATAAACTGCGGATGTGTTTCCACCGTAGTCCGAAGTCCCGTCTTGATATACAAATATAGTATTGTCATTGTCAAAACGAAGAATAAATGGGTATCCGCCTGTTGTAGCACTAAATAAAGTTTGATAGGTGCTTAAAGTACCTCGCTTAACCCAACCACTCCAAGTAAATGTCTTGCGATTAGAAGCGGTTGCAGGTGTGCGTGTTAAAGAAGCACTTGCACTAGACCGAAACCGTAGGCTGCGGGTAAGCAGCGTCAAGGGTGACAGGAAGCCGCTTGAGTTAAATGTGTGGATGACATTGCCACCAGCAATCGTTACTACTCCACCAGCCATGAGTTGTGTAGCACCAGCGTAAGAGATGATGACTACGCCTGAACCGCCAGCACCTGAGCCAATGTTTGTTGCAGTTCCACCGCTACCGCCGCCAGTGTTGGCTGTACCAGCCGTACCACCCACACTTCCACCCCCTGCGCCACCTGCGCCATTAGCAGCACTACCACCGCCACCACCGCCGCCAGCATAGGTAGTCGATGTTCCTGATATAGAACTTGCTGTGCCTGCGCCGCCTACGCCGCCTGTGCCACTAGCACCAGTGCCACCTACAGCCCCACTACCACCACCACCGCCGCCGCTAATAGAATCTCCATTGCCGCCAGCGTTACCCTGACCAGCAGTTCCAGCAGCACCAGCAAAAACGCTTCCATCATTACCACCGCCGCCGCCTGAACCACCAACACCACTTTGGAATGTTCCAGCACTTCCACCGCCAACGGCAGTAGTAGCAACAGCGGAAAAGGAAGATGAACTACCCGCAAATCCATAAGTGTTTGCCGTTGATTGTCCGGCACCGCCAGCACCCACAGTGACAAGGTATGTTGAGTAAGGGTCAATAACCAAACCAGAGCCAGTAAGCAAACCGCCAGCCCCGCCGCCACCGTAAACCCGAATGTTTGCGTTACCGTTACCACCTGAGCCACCGCCAGCAACCACAAGGTAGTTTGCAGACAAAGGAGTAACAGGGCCAAGAGTTCCCGATGTGGTGAATGTGTGAATGGTGTTGCCGCCTGATGAGGTAACTACACCACCGCTGAATTGCTGTGCGCCAGCGTAGGAGATGATTACAACGCCGCTGCCGCCTTTGCCGCCTGAGCCACTAGCACTATCATCACTACCACCACCGCCGCCGCCTGTGTTTGCCGTGCCAGCAACTCCACTTACGCCGCTGCCTCCGGCCTGACCTGCTCCACCACCGCCAGTTCCGCCTGTACCTCCAGTACCTCCAGTACGAGTTCCTGCGCCGCCGCCACCAGCGTAGTAGGTCGATGTGCCTGTAATTGAAGACGCAAGACCAATACCGCCGTTTGCGGGGTTAGATGGGCCGCCACCTACCGCACCTGCGCCACCGCCGCCGCCACCGTTATAAGGCGAACTGGTGTAGTTAGCGCCACCGTTATTTCCTTGTCCAGATGTAGCTGTACCGCCAGCCCGTGAAGTTCCTGCTGTTGAGCCACCGCTACCACCGCCTGAACCGCCATTTAAACCAGCAGTATTAGTTGCACCACCGCCACCGCCACCAACAGAAGCAGTTAAAGTTCCAAATTGAGAGTTTGAACCATTTGCTCCATTACTACTTGCAGCGCCTGTTCCACCAGCACCAATAGTCACAGTGTATGAAAGCGTTGGGTTTAATGATACAGAGCCAGTTAAATACCCGCCTGCGCCACCGCCCCCTCCAGAGTAACTGCCCCCTGCGCCACCGCCAGCAACGACTAGGTAACTAGCACTGATTTCAGAAGCCCCAGTAGTCCACCCAAAGGCTGCTAAAGCGGCTGCACCAATTTTTGATAGACGGGGCATTTATAACCTCAAGCGAACTTGGTTACGGAAGCCAGCACGGTAAATGCGGCACTACCAGTTTTGATAATGACGTACGTGTAGCTATCAATGGCGCTTGCGTTGCCGCTTGTTGGGGCTGTGCCGCCTTGCCACTTAGGTGTGACAGAAGAACCGTCAATGGTCACTGCGCTGTTGTAATAAGCTGTAGAACCGTTTGTCACCAAGAAGGTAGCAGACAAAGACTCACCCGTAGCCATGATGGTGTTCTGCGTTGTGCCGCTAGAACCTCTGAAATTCACGGTGAAGTTGCCGCTTGCATTGGTGGTGTAGTACAGAACCGATTGGGTTGTTGTATCAAAGTTGATTGTTCCAGTCGCCGCAGTTGCGGAGATAGTCGCGGTTTCAAGGATGTTGGAGGTCTTCAAGTCAGCGTTTGACGAAGTACCCGCAAAGGTCTGGAGTGCAGTGAAAGTGGTCGCCGTTCCGGGAGCAACGTAGTCAGTTCCCGCTGTGGCTGCTGTAAACGCTGAAGTGCCGTTACCCTTCAAGACGCCAGTCAAAGTGGTTGCGCCTGAACCGCCGTTACCAACGGGTAAGGTGCCTGTTACGTTTGTGGTTAGGTTGGCAAATGTCGTCGAGGTTGTGCCCGTGCCACCATTGGCAATAGGAAGAGTTCCCGTTACGTTTGTGGTTAGGTCGGTAAATGTCGTCGATGTTGTGCCCGTCCCGCCGTTAGCAATGGGAAGAGTTCCGGTGACACCAGAAGTTAAAGGAAGACCTGTGGTATTGGTTAAAGTGCCACTGGAGGGCGTTCCCAAAGCACCATTAATTGCAACATAGTCAGTGCCCGCCACCGCAGCAGAAATGGCCGTACCATTACCTTTTAAAACACCTGTAATAGATGTTGATAAAGTTAACGCTGGGGTTGCACCACCTGAACTTGTACCAGCAAAACCATTGGCTGAAACCACGCTAACTGCGGTGACTGTACCGCTGGTTGCTGGAGATGCCCAACTGGGTGCGCCGCTAGTCGTTGCCGTCAGAACCTGCCCAGTTGTACCCGCCGCCGTAGCCACAGGGACCGCACCAGCACCGCCACCGTAAACAACACCATACTGGGTTAACGCCGCTGAAGATGCCAATGTCCCAGATGCCGTGTAGGCCAGCACACCACCAGAAGTTCCTGCTGTCAGGCCAGTACCGCCCGAAGCAACCGGAAGCGCAGCGCCCAGGGTCAAAGAAGTAAAGTAGGAGGCACCATCAACAACATTAGTGCCGTTGTTGTAGACTAATGTGGCTTTTCCAGCGGGAACAGTAATGCCTGTGCCTGAGGTGTTCTTAACGGTTTTAGCCCCAGTGCCCGTGTTATTGATAAGATAAAACTTCTCAATCTGGCAGCCAGAACCCAGTATTAAGTTACGCACAGAGCCTATGCCCGTGGAACTTTCTGTGATGTTTAAGCGCAGGTTCCTGGCCGATTGGGTCGTAGCTGCGTCAGTGAGGGTGATGGTAACGTCTGCATCTGATGCAAAATCTACCGTGGCGGAACCTGTAATGGCCTCTCCCAGTACTGCATCACCCAAGTTAGCGTTGGTTAACGTGCCCCATGTGCCTGAGTTTTCCCCTGTTGCAAGCAACTCTACTTTTAGTGCTGACCATGTTGATGCCATTTTTTGCCCCTACGTTAGGACTTGAACCCAAGTCACTGTATTTCCATCATTTACATTTTGCCAGTTCGGAGTTTGATTGTCATCAACTACGCTCCAAATAAGCACATTTCCCACTTGTCCCTGCGCCGACACCCCGGTAACCAAGACGTTCGTAACTAAGCTCACCGTTACAGTGCCCACGGCTCCCGTGGCTTGCACACCTGTTACATTTATGTTGGTCTGATTTATAACTAAAACAGTCCCAAGCTGCCCCGTGGCAGATACGCCTGTAACACTGACGTTTGCTCCTGCCTCAGTTACAACAGCACCAAGAAAGGTAGTTGCCAACAGCCCCGTGACTAAAACACTGACATCACACGCAACTACAACAGTCCCGACCGCGCCCGTTCCCGTGGGAAGATCAGCAAGGCTCTCGCCCCACGGATCGTCTCCCCAGCCTACGCCAGATGCATTCCAGCCTTGGAAGGCAACAACAACATCAGCCACCTTTGTTCCTTATGCAATGCGAATAATGGCATTGGTTGAGTCAGCAGTTGGAAAAACGATAGTGAACGTACCGCTTGTAGACGTTTTTGCGCCGCCAAAGTCCAAAACGCAAACCGCCGGGTCGCCCGCAGCCGTGTCGTTGTAGATCAAAGCTCCAAACGCCGTGATAGTTGCACCGGTAAACGATAAGTCAGCAAAGTCTGTAAACGCAGTGGTGCTCGTGGACGTGGGCGTGACATTGGTCAACGAGCCGCCGCCCGCTGCATACGTGCCGGAATTAGCCACCTCGTTGGTAACCGTGTAGGCGGTCGTTGCGGCAGTGAACGACGCACTGTTGTCGTATAAAGCCAACTTAAAAGTGTTGCCAGTGCTGGTCGTAAAGTTATGCACGCCCTGCATCAGCTGAACTTTAAAGCTGGTACACATGAAATTGCCTGAAAATGCCATTTTTAATCTCCTAACAAATGAACCAAGTCGGGGTGACCTGCCTCGCGCAAGCGCAGGGCAATAGTTGCTCGGTCCTGTTCAACCGCCTCTTTTAGGTAAAACGCCACGACTTGCTTGACGTTTTCTTTAAAAGCTCTTGCCTGGGCCTGCACCGCCGGGTGCGACTGATCGCCAACGTAAATAATCTTGTCGGCAGCGCGCGTGGCCAGCTCTTCTGGGGTCCAGCCACGCGATTGCGTAGTCTGAACAAAGACGCTGCCTACGTGTACAGGTACGGGTGCGGTAATCATGGTCCAGGTGAATCCGATTTAAGTGGCAGGCGAAGCATGCCGTCACGGTATTCGTCACGGCGGCGACGGCCCTGTTGTTCTGCGCCCAGACCTTGAATAGCCTCTTTGTAAGCCCCACGGAAATACTGCATCATTTCAGCAGGACCCTTTGTGTAACTGTAGGCTTGAATTAAACACGCGTACAACAACGCCTCAGGTGCATTATTACTGATCCAAGTGGTCGTATTGGTTGACGATAGCTGCGTTGGACGATAAATGTACCCCAGCTCTACGCTGTAGCTTTGATTCGGTGTAGGCGCAATGTAAAACGTGTTCTGGTCCCACACAGCGTAGTACTTGGGCGTGCCTTGCGTGGTGCCGTTAGCCCAGTACTCTTTCATAAAAGACGTGTCGCGGAAATCTAAAAAGATTTGATCCCCACTGGACGGCGTCAAAATCATGTAGCGATGCGTCAACAAGTCGGGAGGAGCCGTCAAAAACTTGTTGCCCTGGGTCATGTTGCCAGTGGACTCCAGCTTAAATACATCCAAGTCAATTTCACGAAGAATCTGGTTCTCCGCCATTGTGATGAACGTGTTGATCACCGTTGCAGAGAACACATTACTGTTCACTTCGGTGTAGTTTCGGATGTTGGTGACAAGTTCGTCGTAGGTCATGAAATACTCACAGTCACTGTGCCAACGACGCCCTGCGCAATAAGCGCTTGGTCTTGGATATACGGCTGCATATTGGTGCCACCTCGCACGCTACCGTAGCTTTGGAACGCGGTAAAACCCGGTGCGCCAACAAAGACGGACACAGGCTCAATGCGATCGGGGCGCGGATCGCGCAGTGCAATGGCGTCCCCGTTGTAGCGAAGGGGCTCGAGTTGCGGCTCTTTTGGCTCGTAGTCGTCGGGACAGACCATGAACCCGCGCCAGTTTTTGCGCAGGTTGTTGTACTTGTACCGCTGACCGCAGTAGTCGCACAGGCCGTAGGAGTGTATGCCGGTCGCAAATGCCATGTCATACCCCTAGGTCCGGTACAAACTGCACGCTGGCGGTGTCTCGGTCCTCCAGAGCCGCGCGCTGGAAGTCTTCCTCGTAAATCGCTTTTAAAGCCCCAGCTCGATCAGCCGCAAACTTGAGGGACAGGTAGTACGCCAGGCCGGATGCCAAGCACGGTAAAAACCGGAAGTTGACGTCCGAAGTATTTGTGTAGGAACCGGCGTCTTGGATGCGACGAATGCGGTAGTACACGAAGGTGTATCCGGCTGCTGGAGCGGGATAAAAGTACACCTTGGGAATATTGGTACGCTCAACGTAGAACTGCGCAGGACGGGCCTGCGTGGTTTTGTCGGGCACATTGAGCCAGTCTTCACGGCTGATTCGCTCAATGTAGACGTCGGTGTTTGTACCCTGGTCATTTTGGCGAATAACGGCCTCAAGCACGTTGACAACAGAAGCATCCAGAGCGATCTCATAGACGCCCGCTGTCAGCGGGTAAGTAGCCTGCTCAATGGTCCACAAATTGAGCCCACGATTGGCCCAATCGAGGAACAGCAAATTGAGCGAGCGGCGGGCCGACGTGAGTTGGTACCCACTGGTCGCCCGCATGCCGCAGCGCTCAAAAGACTCTTCGATCAGGTCATCAATCGACAGGTCAAATGTGGTCGTGCCGGAGGTGGCCATTTAGCACATGCCGCCTTTTTTGTAGCCCTTGGCCATCATGCCCCCGCCCATTTTGCCGATGGGCTTGCCCATGGCCATGCGCTTGTGCTCGTTGATGTTGCCCTTGTTAGCCATGCCGCCCTTTTTCATCATAGGAACGCCAGTGCTCTTGCTAGGCTCAGAGATCATCTTGTTTTTAGGGCCGCTTTCAACAGCACCGCCGCCACGAGTGGCGCAACCCATACCTTTTCCAGCCATATTAAGCTCCTTTTTTCATTGCACGGCCTTTAACGTCGGCCGTTTTACGTTTAACAGCGCGACCCATCTTGTCGCTCATGTCAGAATCTTTCATCATCTTGCCGCCAGGCATCTTGTGCATGCCTACTGCGCCGCCTTTTTTCATCTTGCCAACGCCATCGGCCGCAAAAGCAGGCACTGATTTGCCATCTTTTTTGACCATTTTTAATTTCGAGGTTGCCATTACTACTCCTTACTTTGCTTGCTGAATAAGTTGGTCAATTTTTGCTTCAAGTTTGTTAAAGCGTTGGTCAATGTGGTCAGTAATTCGCTGAACTTCTGCTTGAGTAACGGTATCACGAGCAATCTCCTCGCGGGTTATGTTTAAAAGACGCTCAACACGTTTGGCGTCTTCACCAATTTCTTTCATTTGAGCAAACTTTTCTTTTACGAACAGGCCAAAAACCCCCATCAAAACAGAGAGAACGGCTGACCAGATTGTGC